TTATGCCTTGGCCGCGAGGCGCTGGACGACGCGCTCCGGTAGCGCCATGCGTTCGCGCCCGCCGGGCGTGACGCCGTCCCCAAAAACGATCTCACCGGTATCGCTTAGATAAACGATTTCGAAGTCCTCAAGGACAAATCCGGCGATGGCGGCCGACGTTGTCAACGGCGCTATACCTCTTTCACCATGCCCGAGTTTCCACCTTGTCACGCCTTCTTCTCCTTCGCCGGGTCATCCCGCTTCGCCTGGCCGATGCGGGCGACGATGGCGCGGGCGGCCATTTTGGTGGTGCGGGGCATGTAGACCTCGAGGATCTTCTTGACGGTTTCCAGCTTGTGGCCGGTGATCGCGCTGATCAGCTGATCCTCGAGGCCGAGCTCGCCCAGGCGGACGACGGCGGTGCGGCGCAGATCGCGGAACTGGAGATCCTCGAGCGCGGGATGCGGCGCGTGTTTCGTCTTGTCCTTCGCCGTGAAGCCGGCGACGGCGAGATCCTTCACCTCGGTAAATTTGCGGATGAAGTGGCGTTGCAGCCAGGGCAGGCCGTGATCGTCGTTGATGACGAGGTTGGTCACGGCGACGGCGCCGGCTTCGGCGCCGCGCGCGGCGTTCGCGGCGATCGCCGCCTCGATCCTTTCGCGCATCGTGCCGGCGACGGGCACGCCGACCCAGCGCAGGCCCTTTTGCTGGCGGATGAAGATGCCCATGACCTTGCCCGCGTTCGGGCCGGTATCGGATGCGAGGCTTTCGCGGGTCTCGCGATCGAGGCCGTTGATCTCGCGCCACTGGCTGGCGTGCAGCTTGAGCAGATCGGTTTCGCGCTGGCCGATATATTCGGCCAGGTCGACGGCGAAGGCGAGCCCCGGATAGCCGAGGTGCAAAGCGGCCGAGCGGAAAGCCGCGGTGTCTTCCGGTTCCCACATCTGATCGCGCGGCGCCGGCGTGCCCAGATCGAAGTTGATCGCGGGGTTCGTCAGATCCATGTCGGCGACGTCGATCGCCCAGGCGTAGAGGCTGCGCAGCACGCGCAGGGTGCCATGGGCGGTGGTGTGGCCGACGCCGCCCCTGGCCTTCGGCCGCATCATGGCATCGCGGAAATCGCGGACATGCTTGCGGGTGATGGCGGCCGCGCTGATATCGCCGAAGATCGCCTCGATCCGGCGCAGGCAGGTGTTGTAGGTGTGCCTGGTGTTGGCCGCGTAGCGCGCGCGGCCCTTGTCGTCGACCGCGTCGAGATTGTCTTCGCGGTAGCGGGCGATCAGCGCCGAGACGGTGGCGGCCTTGACGATCTTCTTGATAGTGCGCGGCTTCGCGCCGCCGTTGCGCCAGCAATCGATCTCGTCGTTGCGCGCCTTGGCCCCCTTCATCGCGCCATCGAGATCGGTTCCGAGGATGATGGCCTTCCAGCCCGCCTTGCGCTCGATCGCGTTCGGCTCCCAATAATAGCGGATCCCGCCCGTATAGTCCTTGGCGCGCAGGCCCTTGATCGCGATCTTCATATGCGGCCTTCCGTCAAAAGCCTGTTATCGTTTGCTATGCCGGATCGGTGGGGTCGTCCAGCGGCCTTAGTGACACTTTTCGAGCCATGCTTATCGACCTGCGCGCCTCGGCTTCCGCTCGCCCGCGATAGATGGCCCGACCCATCGTATCGTCCGGATCCGCACGTCGGACCTTTGGTCCATCGTGTTGATTGAGCGAGAGCGGGTTGAACGAGCTCATGCTGGCACCTCGAACCCAGCGGCGTTGCGATGGCCCCCGCCGCCATAGCGTTTGGCCACCGCTGAAACATCGATCCGACCGTCTTCTGAGCGGAGCGAGTATCCGCGCCCGTTATAGCGATCGGAATACGTGGCGACGAAAGGTGCGGCGGCATTCAGTTCAAGCAACCTATGGCCGACATCGCTCGCGAATTGTCCGGGGCAGTTGACGGTCGGAACCATATGGCCGTCGATGGTATGCGGGAATGCGCCTGCAGCCATTCGATCGATCATCTGATCGTAGAAGCCTTCGATCGCTGTCGCTTGCAGAAGGATCGCAGACGCGTCATCCGGCCTCGCAAGTTGAGCGGATATCCGATCCCATACCCGGAAGTCATATTTATGCGCGCGAAGCCACAGCGAGAAGGCCCGGGTGTCGGACATGGCGAACCGCCAAAGATCGCGATCCTCGACATAGCGGATGAGTGGCGGCACGGCCGCGCCGAAGTGGCAGAAATCCCATGTCATGCGCGCGCCCGATCGTTCCATGTCGAACAGCGCGACGATCCGCGGCCGCCCAAGTTCGGCGAAGTCCTCAAGCAGGCCGTTAACCTCTTCGACACACAGGCCGCCGGCGCTCCCATCGGAATGCTCAAGCGCGAACGGCGCCAGATCATCGCGCGCGGTCTTGTGATGATCGAGGACCACGATCGAGCGGGCAACGAACGCCATCCCTTCGAGGATCTCGCGCTTGTAGCTGAAATCGACGATCAGCACGTGCTTGCCGGCGACGTCGACTGGCGGCCTGCCATAGGTGGCCGGAACATAATCGACGCTGTCATCCCAGCGGAGCCACGCAGCGAAGGCGGCGGCAAAGCCGTCGTCGCAAGGACTATGATAGATCACGATATCCGGCTTCCATTCGGTGTTCACGCTGCTTGCTCCTTCGGTTTAAGTCTGGGTGCCTGCGACCAGTCGCCGTGCCAGAGGGCATCGGAGCCGGCGCGGCAATCGGGGTTGAAACCGTGTTCGATCGCCCAGCCCCAGCGGCGATCGATCTCGGCGCGGATGGCATCGCGGACGGTCGCCGGGGTTTCGCCAGTCATGAAGTCGAGGCCGTAGTGCCAGTACCAGGCGTGCGCGGCCTCGATCAGCTCGATGTGGACCCGGGCATCCTCTTCGGTCAGGCGCAGATCGGCGACGAGTTGGGGAAAGGTGTTGCGGCGGATCATGATTTCGCGGCGCAGGCCGTTGACCTTCTGTGCCCAGGTGAGCCCGGCAACGGGGCGGAAGCCGGTACGCCCATCATTCCACCATGTCATTTCGGCGAGTATGGCGGCGATCACCGCGACCTCGGCGGCCGCGTCGATCGCCGTCATGCGGCCGGCGTCGACGCGGGCCGGATAGATCTGCTTGCGCCGGCCGATCTCGCGGCGCAGCTCGGCCACGATCTCCGGCAATCCCCGCGTGCGCGCGCTTTCGGGCGACCAGAAGGTGAAGCCGGGATCGGGGGGCTTGGTCATGCAGCGATCGCGATCGGATTAGCGGCCGCGATCAGTGTATCGCCATGGCACCATTTGGAGCCCAAGTTGCACCAGCAGATCAGATCACGGCCGATCAGGAGGTGCAGATCCTGAAGGATGCGGATGCGCAGTCGCATCAGGGCCATGGCCTCGCGATCGTTGAAACCAAGCGACAGGATGGTTCGCAGCGAGATCCGGCCCGCAAGCCATGCCCGATGGATCCCTGTCGCTCGTGCATGGCCGAAGCGATCCGACCGGAACGGGTTCGCCCACCGACTTCCACGGCCGACATAGATCGCCGTTGGAATACTGGCCCGATCGGTACGGGTGCGTTGGAGGCGGACTGGCGTATTCATATCAGAGCCTCGCAGATGATGTGCATGCTAAGAGGGGCGCGCGGCAAAGCCGCGCACCCCGATTTTCTACGCTGCCAGTTCCGCGTCGATCAGCGTGAAGAGGTTCTCCGCAACTGTGCGCCAGGTCGTTCTGCGAGCAGCAGCATCAGCAGCAGCAGCATCAGCAGCAGCAGCCCAGCGAGCAGCAGCATCAGCAGCAGCAGCAGCAGCAGCCCAGCGAGCAGCAGCAGCAGCAGCAGCCCAGCGAGCAGCAGCAGCAGCAGCAGCCCAGCGAGCATCAGCAGCAGCAGCCCGGGCAGTCTTCAGGTCGCCCTTGCCTTCGAGCGCGGCGATGACGCCGTTGCAGGCGTCAACAACCTTCTGCCAATAAGCGGGCTTAGGATCTGGCTGGACGGGCTCGGCCGCCTCCAGCGCGCCCCGAATGACCATGATCAGGAAGCCGGTCCGGATCCGCTCCCATCCCGCAGGTTCGATGGCTTGCCAGCGGCTTGCCCGGCTCACCAGTTCGCCCATAAACCATGGTATTTCCTTCACGGCGATGCCGTCGTCGATATAGGGTACAAGCTGCGCGAGCCATTGCGGCATGAGATCGGCCGGGCACTTGCTGGCATCGTTGATTTCCGGGCCGAACGCGGCGAGCGCACAAACCAATTCGCGGCCGTCGTCGCTCTTGCGACGCCATGCACCCTGGATGATCCGGCCTTCTTTCAGCGCCAGTTCGGCGCCGGCAATGCGGTCTTCGATCGTCAGTTGCATGTCAGATTATCCTTCATCAGCTCGAGGGTGATTTTGCGGCGCAGAGCGTCGATCGCGCCGTGTTCGCCGGCGGTGCAGGTGACGCGCAGGCCCGCGACGCGGAGGGCGTAGGTGCCGCCCTGAAATCCGTAGCTGGCGCCGAAGCGGGATTTGAGTTCGGCGACGATGTGCTTGGCCGAAATCCCGGCATTCAGCCACAGCCCGATCTTGTCCGAGATCTCCGCGAGCAGCTTGCGCTTTTCCGGCTTCATCTCACAGCATCCCCAGGGCGGCCATGTACGTCTCGAGGAGCATTTCCTCCTCCTGATGCTCGCCCTTCTTTTTCTTGCGGATGGAGAGGAGCTTACGGACGATGCCGGTGTCGTAGCCGCGGCCCTTCATCTCGCTCATGACGTCCCTGATGTCGTCGCCGATGCCCTTTTTCTCATCCTCAAGGCGCTCGACCCGCTCGACGTACAGTTTCAACTCCTGGGCGGCGATGCTGCCCTTGTCTTCGATGGCGCCGGTTTCGGCGGCCTGGGTGATCGGATCGGTCATAGGGTGCCTTTCAGTGGAAGATGGCCGGCGCGCCAAACAGACCCCGTTGGGCGCGCCGGATCGCGGGCCGGATGCCCGGATGCGAAATCAGAAGGGGATGTCTTCGAAGTCACGAACATTGCAGAGCACGCTGGCGCCGCACATCAGCGCGCGAATAGTGTCGAGGCGCTCCCTCAAAAGGCGGTTGCGCTCGCGTTCTTCATTCCACCAGCGGCTTAGATCATCGTTTTCCTTCCGGAGCTTTTGGAGCTCCTTCAAGGTATCGGATGCTTTTACGGGCGTGGTTTCGAGCCCGGCAGCGGTGACGGACGGAGAGCGCGAGCGCGACGGACGCGGGGAACGGATTGTCATGGGAAGCCTTTCAGACGGAGCGGACGCGGCCGATGGCGAATTCGATGTGGAGGCCGAGCCATTCGATAGCGAGCATGCGGCCCTTGACCTCATGTTCGTCGCCGGACAGGCGATCGCGCTCCATGGCGCCGCCGCCCCAGCTGTCGAATTCGAACGCCGGCAGCAGCGATTTGAGCAGGACGATCATGCGATCGCTCCGATCGGGCGGCTGCCCTCGTCATAGGTGCCGCCCTGATCGGGATCCGGCGCCGGCGGCGCATCGGGCTCGGCGCCGTCGAGACGATCGATCGCGGCGATCAGGAAGGCGGCGGCCTTGACCAGGTTGGCGCGGGCATCGGCGGGGCGGAAGAGATCGCGGAACGGCCAGCTCATCGGCACTTCGGCGGAAAGGCCGTCGATCGGGCCGGACAGCCCCTTGCCGCCCATCAGCTTGCTCAGCGCATCCTCGAGATAGGTCAACGCCGCCAGCGGCAGATCGGCGGGGGCGTGCGCCAGATCATGTTCGGGGGTGAAGCCGTGCTTGAACGCCTGTTCGAGCCGTTCGCCGATAACGTCGGCCAGCCCTTCGCTCGACAGCAGGAAATCGGTCATGTCGGCGGGCGGCGCGCTGAAATCGAGGCGAAGAACCGCCTTCATGATGGCATCACTCATAGCTTGACCTCGATATCCGGAGCGTTGGCGATATCGCCCAGGCGCACGGTGCGCTGGCGCAGGCGATCATATTCGGCGCGTTCGGCGCCGGCGCGCCGGGCGTAGGGAATGGCCGCGAGCGCGCGGATCCGCGCGATGGCGATGGCGGCCGAGGGGGGGGCATCAGGCGTTGCCCTGGACGATCGCCACGAGCATGCGCAGCGTCATCATGAAAAACAGGGTGGCGGCGAACAGGCAGAGGCCGATGCCGAAGCGATCGCGCTGCCGCTCGGGCTCGAGCGGTTCGATCGGATCCCTCATGCCGCACCACCCATATTGGCGAGCCGGGCGGCGATCGTCGCGTCGACGATCGCCGCCTCGGAGGCGGCCGCCATGGCGCGGGCCCCGGGGGGGAGGAGGCCCGCGAACCATGCGTCGATCGCCGCCTTTTGCCAGCGCGCCGTGGGGCGGAGCGCGGCAATGCCGGTGAGGAGGGTGTTCCGCGCATGATTGAAATGCGGCAGCGGAACGGGAAAACCCTGGCTCTCGATCAGCGCGCGGACATAGCCGAGCTGATATGGCGCGCCCTTGCGCGACACGCCGAGCATGACGGCGACGCTGCGGAACTGGATGGTGGGACCGTCCGGATCATTCGCCGCGCCACGCGGCAACCGTCCGTTCGGCAATATGTGGATATTTTGGGCAAGCACATCGGCCTCCGTTCGTTGGAACGATAGCCGATGTAAATGTTTTGCTTACTGCGTCAAGCTAGAAAATAATCATTATGCTTACACGTCAACACAGGCCGCGGATGTAACAGAGGTCATAAACCTTTTCTGATGTGGCATCTGCCTTGGTCTCGACGGCCTTGAGACGCCGAAGCAAATCGCCGTTCATCTGTTCGCCGACAGGACGGTTCGGTGCTTTGGCGGCCTGTTCCGAAGCTTCTTCCAAAGTGCCGATCCGTCGGCTTTGCGCGTCGAGCTGGTCTTCTAGCTTGATCAAGCGTGTATCAACATCGCCCTGGGCAAAACCTTGATCGGGAGGCTTATGCCACCACGCGTTTGGGACGCCGAAATAAGCATAAGACGATCCGGCGCCAATCAAGAGACCCGCGGTCGCAGCAATTGCCGCGCGATAGCGGGCAGAAATCACGCCGCGTCGCGAGACCGTAGGGGAACGATTGCATCACTGACGCGGAGCAGCGTGGCCTGCTGATCCTCATCTCCGCAACGATAACTGGAAATTAGAAGTCGCTCCTCTTCGGAGAGACGCATGGGATTGTCTTCGGCCGTCAAGAGATCGGCCGGCAATACGCCGAGCGCAGGCGCTATCCGCCGCATCCAATTGATGTCGAGCAACGGCTTGCCTCGCTCGAGCCCGCTAATCTGCATTTTAGAACAGCCGACACGGTCAGCCAGATCCTGCTGCGAAAGCCTTAACGCCATGCGCAATTCGCGAATGCGATTTGGGTGGTCGTCCATAGCCACGAATTGTAAGATTTTCGCTGACATCGGAAAGCCTCTGAAATGATTACCACCGGGTTGTCAAACGGTAATCATTTCATTTACAAGGTGCGCCATGGCAGAGGCACCCACCCATCCCCTTCGAAAATGGCGCACTGATCGCTCGCTCAGCATGGCTGCGGCCGGCGCGTTGGTCGGAACGACGCGTCAGAGTTGGTATGAATGGGAAACTGGCAAGCGCAAACCACGTGAACCGTTCATGAGCCGGATCCGGCAGGTTACCGATGGCCTCATCGAGCCCAATGACTTTTATCTTTGCGAGGCCGAAATGGCCCGCAAGGCCGCCTGATGTTGTCTGTTGTCCGCCCACAACGCCCCCAATTGTTCGTTAACGGACCATGTGTTGCATTTCTTAACAAGACGTTAACGAACATTACCAAGGTGTTGAAATTAAACATCCAAAATGGATGTTTCGCATGAAGCGGATCCTGCCTTACCCCACGATCTGCGCGTTGTGCCGCTTCCCGGCGCGGATGCTGTCGAGCCTGTTCCTTGGGGGGGGGCGTGGCTGGGTAGACGCGTGCGCCCGCTGCGACGAAACGCATGGCGGGCCACGGCAGCATGATCCGGCGGGGCGACATGACTGAGCCGGGCAGTCTGATCCTCGACGGGATCCACGATCGTGGGAATATGCGCGCGATCGTCGCCAATGCCGGCTATCGCCGGATGCAGCTGCTTGGCGATGCGCTTCACAAGTGGCGCAGCCATCTCGGCTATTCGGGCAGGATGGCGGCGACGAAACTGAAGGTTTCGACGGGCTGGTACGGCATGGCCGAAGGATGCCAGATCGATCCGGCCGATGTGCCGCCCAGCACGGCGCTGCGGATCATCCAGGCGACGGGGCTGAGCGACACGGATCTGGGTTTCGTGGCGATCGGCGAGGAGGAAGCCGGGATTTGCGATCGGCCGACGCCGGCGGACCCGCTGCCCGATCCCGAACCGACGACGGTTCACGCCGAGGTGGGCGCGTTCGCCGATCGCGTCTCGTTGAGCGTCGGCGGCAACGGCTCCGCCCAAGTGGCCTTTCTCCATCCCGATTTCGCCGAGCGCCTTGCGCTCGATCTCATCCGGCTCGCGGTGACGGCCCGCGCCAATCTCCAGCCTGAAAAGGACTGAATATGGCGACTGAAATCACCGAATTCACCGCGAGCCCGATGCGATATGGCGGGCTCGTCCCCGTATTCCAGCTTCCGCCGCTGCGGCACACGTCGCTGGCGGTGGGGGCGGCGTTGACGGTCGGCGCCGGCACGTCGTTGCTGATGGTCACGCCCGGGGAGGATGTCCGGATCGACGTGACGGGGGACGGATCCGTCCCCGCCCCTTCCGGAAGTTCGATGCTGCTGAAAGCCGGCGTGCGATATGATTTCAAGGCGCATCCCGGCATGCAGCTGAAGGGCGTCTAACCGGCCATGGCCGGGGGGCAGCCATATGTGATGAGCGTGCGCCAGATCGAAATGGCGCTGCGCAAGAAGGTGCTCGATGTCGCGCGCACCTATCTGCCCAACGGCCGCAAGGTCGACGGATACTGGCGCGTCGGCGGGATCGATGGCCATGCCGGCAATTCGCTGGGCGTGCAGCTCGAGGGAACGAATGCCGGGCTGTGGGTCGACTACAGCGATCCGAAGGGGCCGGACATGGCGGGCGATTGCCTGAGCCTGATCCGGCTTACCGAGTGCGGCGGCGACATGATCGAGGCGATCAAAGAGGCGAAGCGCTTCCTGCGGATCGACGACTGGACGCCGGCGCAGGTGGCGAAGGCGCAGATCGACACCGTGAAGATGGCCGCCGATCTGCAGGCCAAAGAACAGGCCGACGCCGAAGCCAAGATGAAGGGCGCGCGATCGTTGTGGCACCATGCCAATGCGCGGCCGATCGCGGGCACGCCGGCGGAAGCGTATCTCGAGGGGCGCGGCATCCGCCTGGCGGCGCTCGGCGCGTGGCCGGGCAGCCTGAAATTCCATCCGGAAGTCTATAATCGCGAGATCGGCGGCAAGATCCCGGCGATGCTGGCGATGGCGGTAACGCCGCAGGGCAAGCATGTGGCGACGCACCGCACCTATTTGCAGCGGTGCCCGACGCGGGGCTGGACGAAGATCGACAGCCCGAACGCGAAAATGGTGCTGGGCAAGATCGGCGGCGGCTTCGTGCCGCTGCGCAAGGGCGACAGCGGGCGATCGATGGCGAACCTGCCGGCCGGCGAGCCGATCGTGATGACCGAAGGGATCGAGGACGCGCTGACGATTGCGATGGCGCGACCAGGCGCACGGGTGATCGCCGCTTATTCGGTCGGCAATATGGGCGCGATCGTGTTTCCGGAAGCGCTCGGCCGGCTGATCATCGCGGCCGATCGCGATCCGCCGGGATCGGATGCGGTGGCCGCGCTCGAGCGCGCGATCGCGCGGCAGCAATCGCGCGCCGTGAAGGTGCAGCTGGTGATGCCGCCGATCGGCGCGAAGGATTTCAACGCCTGGCTGACGGGCGAAGCGAAAGAGGTAGCGGCGTGAAGCCCAAGCAGGATCTCACCCTTGTTCCCCGCCCCGTGGCCCCGGCCCCGCCGGCGGGCCGCAAGCTGATCGATCTCAGCAAGGCGCCGTCATCGATGGAAGCCGCGGCCGATAAATGGGCGGGCCGGAGCTGATGGCGGCACGTTCGCCCCTGGACGCGATCGGCGATGCGCTCGATCGGCCGATGGATGCGCCGGACATGGCGCAGCCGGGCGATCTGGCACCCTATGGCGGCCATGACGAGGATCCGGACGGACGCCCTCCCCTGCCCGCTGACTGCCCGGTGCAGGTGCTCGGCGTGCTGCGCCAGGTGTGCTGGTATCTCGACACGAACGGGCAGATCATCGACCTCGAGATGGGCAATCGGCACGGCAAGAACAGCCTGCTCGGCCTGTTCGGCACGAAATCGGGCTGGCTCGAACGCAATTATCCGCAGTGGAGCGCGCCGGTCTATGAAGGGCGCGGCAAGGATCGCCAGCTGGTGAAGCCGAGCGAGATCGTCGGCTTCGACCAGGCCGAGGCGAGCCGGGCGATGATCGAGGCGTGCTGCGCGAAGGGCATTTTCGATCCGGCCGGCAAGATCCGCGGGCGCGGCGCGCATCGTGGCCGCCAGGGCGGGTTGATCGTCCATGTCGGCGACAAGGTGCTGGCGGCGAAAATGCATGTCGACGGGACGATCGGCAAGTTCGACTGGCACGGCCCCGGCGTATCCGACGGCTATGTCTATCCGGCCGCCGCGCCGATCCCCCGGCCCTGGCACAAGAAGGCCGATGGGCGGCCAGGCCGCGACCTGCTGGCGCTGCTGAAGACATGGATGTGGCAGCGGACGTTGCTCGATCCGATGCTGGCGCTGGGATGGATCGGGCTGAGCTATGTCGGCGGGGCCGTGGAGTGGCGTTCGAATATCTGGCTGACCGGCGGACCGGGCACCGGCAAGTCTACGCTGAACGGCGAAGGCGGCGTGTTCGATCAGCTGTTCGGCGAAGGGCTGTTCAAGACGGGCAACGCCAGCGCGGCCGCGATCCGGCAGACGCTGAAAAACTCCACCGTGCCGGTGATGTTCGACGAGATCGAGGCGAGCGAGGACAATCGGCGCGTGCGCGAGGTGATCGAGCTCGCGCGGGTCAGCTCGTCCGGCACGACGATCCATCGCGGCGGCGCCGATCATGTGGCGAGCGAATTCACGTTGCGCAGCTGCTTCCAGTTTTCAAGCGTGCTGATCCCGCCGATCGAGCCGCAGGACCGATCGCGGCTGGCGATCCTCGAGCTCAAGCGCTTTCCCGAAGGGGCTGTGCCGCCGAAGCTGGCGACGTTCAACCTGCCCGCCCTGGGCGCGATGCTGTATCGCCGGATGGTCGATGGATGGGCGCGCTGGGATGAGACGTTGCACGCCTATGACAGCGCCCTGGCGGCCGGCGGGCACAGCCGGCGCGCATGCATGCAGTTCGGTTCATTATTGGCGGCCGCGCACATATTACTTTACGACGACTTGTCCGACGCCGAGCTGATCGCCGAGTGGGCAGGCCGCTGCGATCGCCGCTGGCTGAGCGAAGTCAGCGAGGCGACACCCGACGAAGAGGACTGCACGAACCATATTCTCACCTCCATGGTGCAATCGCGCGGCGGCGACGAACGCGAGGCGATCGGCACGTGGATCGGCCGCGCGGTGAACATGCGCAGCGGCAACGAGGACTTCATGACGCGGGCGCGCAAGCAGCTGCAGGAGATCGGCCTCAAGCTGGTCAATGCCGTGCCGAAAGACCCCGGCCCGCAGGAGGAGCAGCGATTTGGCGCGCGCGACCTGGAGCCGGGCAAGCCGGGCTATCTGGCGATCGCGCAGTCGCACCAGGCGCTGGCGGCGATCTTTGCGGGCCGCAAGTGGCAGGGCGGCGTGTGGGCGCAGTCGCTCGCGCGGCACGAGGGGGCGATCCGTGGCGTCGACGTGAAGATGGGCCACGTGAAGGTGCGGGCCGTTCTGATCCCGCTCGCGCACGTCCTGGACGAGAGCGAATTGCCCGACGGATCGCCGACGATCGCCGAGCTGCGGAAGGCACGGACATGAGCCCACGCCATCACAGCCTGATAGTTCCCGCGAAGTATTTGCGCAGCACCGCGCCAGTCGCGGGAGCCATGACAAGAGTATTGCGTGAGATGTTCGGACACCGTGCCACGGGAGGGCGTGCAGATGCAGCGGAGAGCGGCCGCAGGCCGATCGGAGCGGTACGCATCTGCCCTACATCATGCTCTCCCGCTCCCGATAATTTTTTTGTGCCTTGCACCCCGGCCCGTTGGGGAGCAGTGATTTGGCGCAGCCAGTCGCGGCCGATCATCGGGCCGGGGGGACGGTTCCAACGGGAACCGCTTTGGAACCGTCTGCGGAACCATCAAAGCATTGAAATCTTTCGTTTTTCGGCCCGGTTCCACCGGTTCCACGCTTGCGGCCTCGCGTCATGCGCGCATGGCCGCGTGCGTAGACGCGCGCACATGTACGAGGGTTCAAACACTGGAACTTTGGAACCACTCTCTTTTATCCATGTAAATGAATGGCTTAATGGTTCCACCGTAGTTCCAAAGCGGTTCCAGTTTGGAACCGGCCGGATCGGGCGCGCAGCAGCTGCGGCGATCGTCCGGCGGGGGCCGATCGGCTCGAATATTATATCGGGTGGATATGCTCGGCCGACGACGGATCAGGCCGATCAGCACCTGTTTGGACGCGGCGCGCGGCAAAACTTTTGGGGTCGGCGCGCGGCGCCGGGCGGCCGATCGGCCTGGACGGCGCCGATCGGGCTGGGCGCGGCGGAATGGCGGAAAACGGGCGTTTCTGAGGGGTCTAAATCGGCGTTCGGATATGGTCGTTCGGATATCGACGCGCAACGCATTGGGATCGCAGCGCTTTCCTCGGCCGAGCAGAAGCTTTCGCAGCTTCCGGAGCGTGCCGATCGCCGTGCGCCTGGCGCCGAAGGCCGGGGGGGCCTCGCCCGGCCCGCCGGCCCCCCGGGGCCCCCATTCCTGACGTCCCTCGCCCCTCGCATGCGGCCGCACGCGGTTTTCCGGAAAACCATCGAGCCTCGCTCAATAGCAGCCATGGGCCGGATCGGGGTCGCGCCAAACTTTAGGGGCTCGATCGGGTCGGGGTGCCGACAGCTGGGGGGAAAGCGCCAATCGGGAGGACGCAATTCGGGTCGGGGATTGAGGACTGGCGCGCACCCAACCTGCGCGAAGATCGAGACGCTATGGAGGGTTTCGGGTCATGTCAACTGAGACCGGCGACGCGATGATCGCGGCCGCGGCCGTCGCCCAGGCCAAGGCGCTCGTCGACAGCGAGCGCGCCCAGGAGCTGCGCCAGCTCGACCTGCTGGATAGTCCGTCGCCCGAGGAAATGGCGGAGGTCAAACAGGATCTTGGCTTCGGTGCGACCGGCATGGACATCCTGCGCGAGGCGCGCCAGCGCCGCGCCGGTCGGCCGAAGGGCGCCCGCAACAAGCGAACGGATGATCTCGCGAAATTCCTGCTCGCCCATGGCCGCCACCCGGCGGTCACGATGATGCAGATCCAGGGCACACCGACCGAAGTGCTGATGCAGCTTTCCGGAAAGCCATATCTCGAGTGCCTCGATCGCCAGATCCGGTGCGCAGATGCGCTGTTGCCATATTTCGAAAGCAAGAAGCCCGTCGCCGTCGATATGACATTCAATGGCGTGGCAGATCTGGTGATCGAAGGCGTCACGCACACAAGGCAGGAAATTCAGGACATCATCGAAGGCGACTTCATGCCGATCGATGACGAGAAGCCCGAATGAACGCGCCAGCTACTCGCCGCCGGCTGATCTCGCCCGGCCCCGTCGCGGACGCGTTCATGCGATCGCGCGCGTTCATCAAGATCATTGTCGGCCCCGTGGGATCGGGCAAGACCATGGCGGCGCTGCAATGCGGCTTGCGGGTCGGCGCGGTCCAGGGCGGGACGGGGGACGCGAACGGCGTGTTGTGGCGGAAGGCGCGGATCGGCGTCATCCGCGAAAGCTATCCGAGCCTCGACAGCACGACGATCAAGAGCTGGCATACGATCGTGCCGGAGAGTGAGGGAAAATTCTCATGGGGCGCCCCACGTACCCACAATTTCCGCAAGATCCTGCGACGGGATCCCGTCGATAACCGCCCGATCGATATCCTCGAAATCGAATATGAGTTTCGCGCGATCGGGCAGCAGACGGTGCAGGAAGCTTGTCGGGGCTGGGAAGTCAATGCAGTGATCGTTGACGAAGCCGATTTGCAGCCGGAAGATCTGATCCCGTTCCTAACAGGTCGCGTCGGCCGCTTTTCGGATCTTGACCCTGCGTCGGTTGTCGATCCGCAAATCATTATTTCGATGAACATGCCGGATATCGAGAACCATGCCTACGAGCTGGCGTTCGATCGCCAGCTTGCGGGCTTGACCGATGAGGATATGGCGCTCCTCGAGGACGCACTGCAAGGCCGTCCGCTTGTAGAGACGTTCGTGCAGCCCGGCGGCATGGCGCACGACGCCGAAAACCTGCATAATTTGCCCGGCGGCCGCGGCTATTACGTCCTGCAGATCGCCGCGAACCGCCACAAGCCGGGCTATGTCGACCGGATGGTGCACAATAAGCCGGTGCCGCTCATGCACGGGCAGCCGGTGAACGGCGAGTTTTCCTATGCGATGCATGTGCAGCCCGTGCTGTTCATCCCAAGCCGGAAACTGATCATCGGCATCGATCAGGGGTTGTTTGCCGCGGCCGTGGGCCTTCAGCGCACCGAATATAACCAGATCCGGACGCAGTTCGAAGTCGTCAACACCGACAAGAAAAAGAAAAACACCTTGCTCAAGGTCGGGCCGACGGCGTTCGGCAAGCGGGTCCGCGCGACTATATTCGAGCGCTACCCGCGCATCACGGCCGATGAAATCCGCCTGGTCGCGGATCCTGCGGCGTTCGCTGCGGCCGATCGGCAGGACAATGAGCAGGATTGGCTGCTGGCGTGCCAGGCTGCGATCGGCCTGGGGCGTATCCGGCGCGCGAAAAGCAACCGCCAGGCGCTGCGGAACGAAGCGATCTGGAAAGCCCAGTCGGAACGCGACGGATATTATATCGATCAGCGCTGCAGCCACCTGATCAAGGCCCATAGCGGCGGCTATCGCTACCAAAAGGCGGAAATGGGCACCGGCGAAACGCGCGGTCACCTCGAGATCGCCGACACGATCTACACGCACGTCGCCGATGCCGAGCAATATGCCGCGCTCGAGGGCGAGCATGTGATTTCCGATATCCGGGGCAAGTCGCGCGACCGGCCGATCGTCACCAACGACAGCGATTACGACGTTTTGAGGAGATCATAGATGGTTGCAGCATTGGGAAAGCTGGTTGCGGCGCCGCTGAAGGCGCTCGGGATCATCTCGACACCGAAATTCAACACGGCAGCGCCGCTGCCATCGGCCACGCGCGACGACGCGGCCGCGATGGTGGCGGCGGAGGATGAGCTGCGCCGGCGCAAGGGCGGGGCAGCGGATATCCTCAACGGCGCAAGCGGGGCCGAGCCCGCATCCGCCGGGGGCAAAGTCACTCTCGGAAGCTGAAAGGATTGATATGAACAGTTTGGAACTAGGTGAGAAGGCGGCCGCTGCAGTGGCAGTTGCTCCGCGCGTCACACTTGCCGATCTGGAAGGCAAGATTGATCGCGAACAGTATCACGTTTTCGATAACGTCCTGACGATTTGCGTCTTGACGACGAAGTCGGGCTTCACGGTGACGGGCGAAAGCGCCTGTGCCTCGCCCGAAAATTTCAATCAGGAGCTCGGCGCGAAATTCGCTCGCGAGCAGGCCGTTCGCAAGCTTTGGGGCTTCGAAGGCTATCTGCTCCGCGAGCGCCTCGCGGCCGCTTGATCACAACAGGACACCCGAAAGGATTTACCATGGCAGACGGAAACGAAACGAACAGTGCGGAGGCGAATGCGGCCCTGCTCGAGATCGCCGGCAAGCAGCTCGAGGATCTTCGCGCCGAATATGACACGGCCACCGCCGCGCATGATGCGGCGATGGCGGCGCTGAAGGTCGAGCATGACGATGCGCTGGCGAAGATCAGCGAGCTTACCGGCCGGCTCGACGATGCCAATGCCGCCGTCGACACGGCAAAGGCGGAGGCGAGCGCCGCGCGATCGGCGGCGCGGGTACTGAAGGGCAATCTGCCGCCCAAGCTGCGCAAGCTGGGGCCGATGAAGCCCAGCCTGACGCTGGATGACATGCGGGCCGCGATCGCGACGGCGGGCACGGTGGAAATCGTGTTTTCCGATGGCCGGATCGAGCTGGCCGGGCTCGAACCCGTCGTGATCGAGGGCAATGCCTGGCGGCTTCATCCGCTGGGCCTGATGCTGTCGGCGCCGGTGACGGTGCACGGCCCCGCGCATGGCAAGCCGGCCTTCCCGCTGGCGGGCTATGCCCTGCTGCTGGACGGCAAGGCGGTGGCGTACACGCCCCGCAGCGATCCGATCCAGGTGGCGCCGGGCACAACCTACAATCTGGCGAACGATATCTATTTCGCGGGCGCCGAAGCCTGATCTTCAAACGGGCCGTGGCGGCGGCCCAATTTTCTGCGGGGATGAAACATGGCCGTCGACAAGATGCAGGACGATGATCTGGTCAAGAACCTGCTGGCCAATCAGTTGCGGATGGAGAGCGAGCGCGCGCCCTGGGAAAGCCAGTACCGCGATATCGACGATCGCGTGAACCCGTTCGCATCAGGCGGCTTCTCGTCGATGTCCCCGGGCGGCCGGCGCGGCGGCGACAATTTCGATGTGACGGCCGAGGAAAGCCTAGATCGCTTCGGCGCGGCGATGGCGGCGATCACGGTGCCCAGGCGCAGCCAGTATATCCGCCTGAAATTCGGCAATCCGGATCTCGACAAGCTGCCCAGCGTGCGGCGCTGGTGCGAACGCGCCGGCGATCGGCTCTATGCGATCCGCTATGCCCCGCACACCGGCTTCGGCGTCGCGGCCGGCGAGGATTTCCGCCAGCTCGGCACCTATGGTACCGCGCCGCTGTGGACCGGCGTCAAGAAGGGCGTCGGCCTGTTCTATCGCGCGCTGCATTTGTCCGAAGTGTGGATCGACGTCGATTTCACGGGCATGGTCGATACGGTCCACCGCAAGTTCAAGCGGACCGCGCGCCAGTGCCTGCAGGAATTCGAAAAGGATGCGCTCACCGGCAAGATGCGCGACGCGCTAGCGAACAACAAGGAACATACCGAATTCGAATTGCTGCACGTCGTGCGGCCGAATAGCGGCCTGATGCCCGGCGCGCTCGATCGGCGCGGCATGCCGATCGACAGCATCACGATGGCGATAGAGGATAAGACGATCCTGCGCCGCGGCGGTTTCCATTCGATGCCGATTTCGGTGTCGCGCCACATGACGTCGCCGGGCGACAAATATGGCCGATCGCCGGCGATGAAGGTGTTGCCGTCGATCATGGGCGTCAATCAGATGAAACAGACGCTGCTGCGATCTGCGCACAAGGCCGTCGATCCGGCGCTGGCATTTTACAACGATGACGGGATCACGTCGCTGGTGACGAAACCGGGCGGGCTCAATCCCGGCCTGGTCGATGAAAATGGCCGGTTGATGGTAGCGCCGATCCCGACCGGATCGAATTTGCAGATCGGCGTCGAGATGATCGAGGACGATCGCGCGCCAATCCGCACCGCCTTCCTGGAGGATTTCTTCAAGATCCTGACCGATCCGAGTGACCGGATGACGGCGACGCAGGTGCTCGAGATGGTGGCCAAGCAAGGTGCGTTGGTCGGCCCCTATGCCGAGCGGTACGAGACCGAAAAGCAAAACCCGGTGACCCAGCGCGATCTCGAGCTGGCGATGCGCGCCGGCCAGATCGAGCCGTTCCCGCCCGAAGTGATCGAGGCCGGCGGCTATCCGCTGATCGAATATGACAATCCCTTGTCGCGGATGGCGCGTGCGGATGAGGCCGCCGGCCTGACCCGCTGGATCGAGGCGATGACGCCGCTCGCCCAGATCGACGACGGCGCCGTGTTCGACAATATCAACGTCGACGAGGCCGGCCCCGGCCTGGCGGCGGTGCTCGGCGTGCGCGACAGCTGGATTGCCACTCCCGAACAGGTCGCTGCCAAGCGCCAGGCGCGCGATCAAAGCAAACAGGCGGCTGCCGGCGTCGAGCAGCTGCAGGGCGCAGCCGAGGCCTATCAGAACATCGCCAAGGGCAACCAGATTTCGGAGGCAGCATGAGCGTCGCCGCCGTCCGCAACATGCTGCGCGAAAAGGCCGTGATGGTGTCGCGGGCGTTCAAGGAATTGTTCCTGACGCCCGATCGCCGCCGGCGTGTCTGGTATCGGCGGGTGTTCTTCGCTGATGACGGCAAGACGATCCGCACCGTCGGCGAATATGTGCTGCTCGATCTGCGCGATTATTGCTTCGCGACCAAATCGACCTTCGATCCCGATGCGCTGATCATGGCGCGCCGGGCCGGCCGCCGCGACGTGTGGCTTCGAATTTCAGCGTACCTCAACCTGGACGAGGATCAGGTCCAGAAACTGATGGAGATTGACGATGGCATTAGGTGAAGGTGGGGCGGCCGCTGCGCTGTCCGATGATGCTGGCGCGCAGGGCGGCGGCGAACAGGGTAGCGGTGCGCAGCAGCAGGGCGCCGGGGGCGAACAGGGTTCCGGCGGCGAACAGCAGCAGGGCAGCGGCGAAGGCGGTGATTTCGACTGGATGGCGCGGCTGTCGGCCGAAAGCCTCGATGCCGATAATCCGTCGAACCGCGATTATGCGAAGGCGAAGGGGTTCAAGACGCTCGACGACGTCCTGAAATCCTATCGCGAGGCCGAGAAAGCGGTGCGAGCGAGCGGCAAGGTGGTGGTGCCGGGCGCCGACGCCAAGCCAGATGAGATCGCCGCCTTCCGCGCCGCGATCGGCGTGCCCGAAAAGGCGGACGATTATGCGTTCACCTTACCCGAGGGGCATGAGGGCGTCGACCTCGACGAGAAACTGACCGGGGTATTGCGCGCGGCCGCGCATGCAGCCGGCGTGCCGAAGGCCGGCTTCGAGGCGCTGGCAACGTCGTTCATCAAGGCGCAGCTCGATATGCATGCGGCGGAGGTGCAGAAACAGGACGGTCTGCGCGACGCCACCTTCGCGAAATGGGGCGCCGAGAAGGATGCGAAGCTGGCCGATTGCATGACGGCGAAGCGCGCGCTGGGGTTCAGCAATGCCGACATCATCGGCATGCAGCGCGCGCTGGGATCCGATCGCTTGTTCGAAACGCTGGCGAAGCTGGGTTCCGGCATGGGCGAGGACGTGTTGCTGGATGGCGGCAAGAACCAGTTCGGCGTCACCGCCGCCGAGGCGCAGAAGGAGATCGACGCGATCAAGAAGGATCCAGCACTGGCCGCCAAGGTGCGCGTGAAGGGATCGCCCGAACAATTGCGCTGGAACAGGCTGATCGCCGCCGTCGGCGCCCAGGCAGAGCGCCAGCGCAATATGGAATGATTTTATGCGGGGATGTTGACCCGCGAGTCGTGCTGTGAGATTTTAAGACTGCAGGCCGCCGGGGGAGCCTTCGTCCAATCCCCCGTATCGTCTCCCCCAAGCCGTCACTGGCCGGGAGCCCTGAGCCGGAAGGCTCCGCCGATCGCGGGCGTGAAACGATAGAGCGGCCGGGACTTCGTCCCCCAAGCCCTTCGCAATCTGGTCCAACCATTTTGACGAAAGGGCATGGCACATGTCCGTGAACGTGAACGCGACGGCAGTCGTCACCTACCAGAACAATATGGAACTGGCGCTCCAGCAGAATGCGCCGAAGATCACGAATTCGATGCTGAAGGAATTCGACGCGGCCGGCGAAAAGGTCGACCTCGACGATATCATCGGCGCCGTTCCCGATCAGGAAGCCACCGACCGCCACGGCGATACCAAGCTCGGCGATACTGGGCATGATCGCGTCTGGCTGACCAAGCCCTTCAAGCGTTACTACGCGGACATGGTCGACCGCGAAGACAAGGTCGCGGCCAAGATCGACATCGAGGGCGCCTATACGATGGCCGGATCGGCGACGATCAGTCGCGCATGGGACGATCAGACGCTGCGCGGCCTTTACGGCAACATCATCAGCGGCAAGGATGGCACGGTAACCACCGCGTTCCCCGCCGGCATGACGGTGCCCGTTACCACCGGCCAGGCATCGGGCAATGCCCGCATGAACGTCGACAAGTTCCGGATGGCGCGCAAATATCTGGCGCAGAACTACAACGACATGCAGGAAGAGCGCTTCATCGTGCTCTGTGCCGAGCAGGTCGACGATCTGTTGAAGGAAGTCCCCGTTACGTCGGACGACTTCAAGCAGCTCGGCGGCCGCGTCGATCCTGCGACCGGCCGACTGCTCGCCTTCCTGGGCTTCACCGTGATCGAGATGGAGCTGGCGAACCCGCTGCTCAAATACACCTCGACCCTGTCGCTGGACGTATCCGGTTTCCGCAAGAACCCGTTCTGGGTGAAATCCGGCCTTGCCCGCGGCGTGTGGGTGAAGCTGTTCACCTCGATCGATCCGATCCCGATGAAGCGCTATTCGCGCCTGATCTATGCGGAAACGATCGTCGCCGCCACCCGCGTCCAGGCCGGCAAGGTCGGCATCATCCTCAACAGCGAAGCGTGATCCTGATGGGGCGGCGGTGCCGCCTCGTTTCGGGCTTTCCCGCAATCCGGAGACAGTAAATGGCAAATCGTTTCGCAACTCAGCAGGTGGGGGTCATTGATGGCAGCGTACCGGTCAAGCTGGCGGATGGCCGCCAGGTCGATTGCAAGCTGCGCCGCACGCTCTGCAGCAAACAGGTATTGGCCGATGCCATCGGCGACACGATCACACTCTGCACCATCCCGATCGGCGCGATCGTACGCGATATCAAGATCAACACTGATACGTCGCTGGGCACCTCGACGATCGCGGTCGGCGTGGCCGGCAACACCGGCAAATATGTGGCGGCGACCGTCTACACGACGCCGCTCAACATCCCGACGTCGATCGGCCCGAAAGCGAGCGTGCTCGCTGCCGGCCCGGAAACCGCCGATCAGCTGCTGATCGTCACGGTGGCAGCACTGGCGCTGCCGGTGGCCGCCGTCGTCCACTTCGAAATCGAATATTCGATCTCGGCCTGAGCCCAACTCAGCCCCGAGTATCGGGGCGGTGCGCCGTCACGCATCGCCCCGATAACCTCCATCCCGTCGAAGGACATGAACGATGGCCCAGGTGAAATTGACCCTCAAGCGCGGATTTTCGATGTCGTCCAAGGACGTCGTCGTCGCCGCCGGATCTGCCGAGGCGCAGACCGACACGATCTCGCTCAACATGGACAGTACGAAGCTGACCAAGGGCGAAGTGATCCTGATGCTCGAGGCGCTGCAGCAGCAGATTTTCAAGGCGAAGTGGCCGCAGCTTTAAGGGCGATCGATCGTGGCAACCTATGTCACCGTCGCCAATCTGGCGGCATCGAAGATCGGGGAAGACGATCAGCTGCGATCGCCCGACGACGACACCCATATCGGCCGCACCGTCAAGGCCGTGTGGGATGCGGTGCGCCGCGCCGCGATCCGCGATCATACCTGGAATTTCGCGATGCGCCGCAAGGGGCTGGCGGCCGAGGCGCTGGACGATGTGCCCTATCCGTGGGCGTACAGCTATCCCGAAGCCGCCGAAAGCCTGCGCCTGGTGCAGGTACTCAACCTGCCGGCAGGCGAAAGCTATCAGCTCGAGGGCGGATCGATCCTCTGTAACGTCGCCGGCCCGCTTTATGTGCGCTACCTGGTCGACGTTCCCGAACCAGCCAGGTGGGACGATCTGTTCGTCGAGGCGATGGCGTGCCGCCTGGCCTTCCAGATCGGCCCGCGCATCGCCGGCAGTGAATATGACAAGGGCACCGGATGGAAGGTGTACCAGGCCGCGCTGGCGCAGGCGAAAAGGGTCGATGCGCGCGAGAACCCGCAAGTTGAAAACGAGCTGACCGACTGGGAGCTGGCGCGCCTGGGCTACACGTCCGGCATCGGCGTGTCGCGCGGGCCGACCGGCAACATAATCCTATGACGTCGATCTGGCCGATCCTTTCAAGCTTCAACGGCGGTGAGCTGAGCCCGCGCATGGCCGGCCGGGTCGATACCGCCGTCTATGCGATCGGGCTTGATACCTGCGAAAATTTCGTGCCGACGGTCGAGGGGCCAATCGTGAAGCGGCCGGGCTTCGAATATATCGAGCCGGCGGCCGCGACCGCGGGCTGGCTGAGTACGTTCAAATTCTCGATCACACAGGAATATCTGATCGAATGGAGCAACGGCAAGCTGCGCTTCTACACCAATGGCACCCGGATCGAAACGTCGCCGGGCGTGCCTTACGAGGTGGCTGTGCCGTACACAGCGGCCGACGCCCCGGCGATATCGTTCCAGCAAAGCTATGACCGGCTCTACCTCGATCATCCGAACTATCCGCCGGCGGCGCTCACCCGCACCGGCGCGACCACGTTCAGCTATGCCCCGCTGGCGCTGACGAACGGGCCGTTTGCGGACGGCAACAGCGACGAGACGATCACCGTCACCGCCAGCGCCGCGAGCGGCAGCGGCATTACCGTCACCGCAAGCTCGGCGATCTTCCTGGCCGGCCATGTCGGCGCGTTCTTCCGGATGGAAGCGAAGGATTTTTCGAACATCACGGCGTGGGACGTCGGCATCAGCGGCGTGAACATCGGCGACAAAAGGCGATCGGACGGCAAGGTCTATGTCGCGGCCACCGCCGGGCGCACCGGCACCGTGGCGCCGATCCACACATCGGGCAGCGAATGGGACGGCAGCAACAGCGGCACCGATATCAATACCAAGGGCCCGTACGGCGTCCAGTGGACCTATCTGCACGATCGCTTCGGCATCGTGAAGATCACCGCAATCGGCGGCGGCGGCACCACAGCGACGGCCGACGTCGTGCGTCGCCTGCCCGACAGTCTGATATCGGTCGCCAGTTTCCGCTGGGCGCACGGGCTGTTTTCCACGGCGCGTGGATGGCCGAACGTCGTCAAGGTGGCTTATGGCCGGCTGATCCATTTCAAGAATTTCGATATCGCGGGCAGCGTATCGGGCGATTATCTCAATCATGCGGCGTTCACGACGTCGGGGCTGCTCACCGTCGACCAGGCATTCCGCCGCACGATCGCCACCGACGATCCGGTGTTGTGGGTGGCGGGCGATCGCAGCCTGATCGCCGGCACCGCATCGCGCGAGCTGACGATCGGCGCGATCAATGCGGCGCAGGCAGTCTCCGGCGACAACATCCAGGCGGTGCCGCAAAGCTTCTACGGATCGGAGCGCGTCTGGCCTGCGCAGCTCGGCACCTCGACATTCTTCGTCCAGCGCGGCGGCCGCAAGCTGCGCGATGCGCAATATGATTTTTCGCAGGATCGCTATCTGGCGAGCAATTCGACCGTGTGGGCGCGGCATATCACCCATGGCGGCATCATCCAGTTGGCCTATCAGAAGGAACCTGAGGAGCTGCTGTTTGCTGTGCGCGGCGACGGGCAACTGATCGCGCATCCGCATCAGCCCGAACAGGAGATCAAGGGCTTCGCACGGATCCGCCATGCCGATGGCGCCGGCACGATCCTGTCGGCCGCGGCGATCGTCGGCGCCGATGGCAAGACCGATGAACTATGGGCGCTTGTGCTCCGCGACGGCGCCCGCAGCGTCGAGCGGATGAGCCGCTGGCGTGACGATGGCGATCCGATCGACCAGTGCTTTTTCGTCGATGCGGGAACGTCCGTCACGGCCGCTGCCAACCAGACCCATTTCACCGGCGCGACCTGGCTGGCGAACAAGCCGGTTGCCGTGCTGGCCGGCGGCGGCGTGGTGCGCAACATCACCGTGGCCGGCGACGGCAGCTTCGATATTCCCGCGCTGGCGGCGCCGGCGGTCCCTTACACGCTAACGGTCGGCCTGCCCTTCACCGCGCGCGCCGTCACGATGCGGCCCGAACTGAAAATCAACGGGCAGACGAGCCAGGGCAAGCGCCAGCGGCTGATCAAGGTCGCGCTGCGGTTGCTCGAGACGATCGGCATCCGGATCGGCGCCGTCAACGGGATCCTCGACGAACTGATCGACCGATCGACCGACGATTATATGGATGCGCCGGTGCCTTTGTTCACAGGCGACAGCAACCGCGCCGTTTCCGGCAATTGGGATCGCAACGGCCAGGCCGAATTCGTGTCAGACCTGCCCCTGCCCGCTACCATCATCGCCGCCATGCCCAAGGTCGAGGTGTCCGATTGATGCTGGACATTCAGCCGATGATCGTCGCCGATGCGATGGAGATTAAGCGCCAGGCGTCGCAGCGCGTGCAGCTCGGCCTCGAGCGCGAGATGACGCCGGAGATCGCACAGGACCTGATCCATGGCGGCGAAGCCTGGACGATCCTGCGCGACGGCGTGCCGATCGCCTGTGTCGGCCTGCGCGAGACGTTCCCGCCCGTCCAGGGCGTGGCCTGGGCGATATTGGCGGACGGGATCGGCGGGGCGCATCTCACGATCACGCGCTTCGCCCGCCGGCGCATCGCGGAAAGCCCGCTGATCCGGATCGAGGCGATCGTGAAGTGCGATCACCCGGCCGACGTGCTGTGGGCAAAGCTGGTCGGCCTGGCGCCGATCGCGCTGCTCCGCAAATTCGGGGCGGCATCCGAAGATCATATGCTGTTCGAAAGGATCCGCGGATGACCGATGCGCTGCAGGCCGTCGGCAATCTGGTAGGCGGCGCCGCCAGTTACGAGAACGGCAAATATAACCGGGCGGCATCGAACAATGCCGCGCTCGACGCCGAACGCGACGGCGTTCTGCAGGAAGAACGGATCCGCGACGCGGCGCGCCAGGCGATGGGCGCGCAGGTGGCAGCGCAGGGATCGAACGGATTTCAGGCCGGCACCGGCACCGCGCTCGATGCGCTCCACCAATCGGCGATCAACGCCACGCTCGACGCGCTCACAGCCCGCCGTCAGGCGGAGGCCAAGGCGCGCGCGCTGCGGGCGCAGGGCGCGATCGCCTACTCGGCCGGCAAGAATGCGGCGGTGGCCGGCGGTTTTGGCGCGGCATCCTCACTGGTCGGTAATGCGAGCGACTGGGCGTCGGCCAAAAGCGGGACGACGCCGGCGCCGAGCAGCACCGGCGGCACCTATGGCGCCGGCTATACCTCGATAGGGCCGCAGTGATGGCCGTCGCGGAAAGCATCTATCAGCCGCAGATCGCGCCGGGATCGACGCCGGCGACACCGCAGGCATCCCCCGATGCTTTCGGCGCCGGCGTCGGCGCGGGCATCGCGCAGCTTGGCGGGACGCTGCATGAGGCGAATATCCGGGCGTACAGGATCGAGCGGAAAGCCAAGGCCGATAGCGAGGCAACTGATTTCAATGCCCGGTTCGCGGCCGCGCGCGAGCAGCTCGACCAGGCATCGATCGATGCGCGGAACAACGCGCCGCCCGGTGCGGCCGGCCATACCGAAGCGATGCAAGGGCAATGGAACGCCGTGCGCCAGCATCTGCTCGACGGGATCACCGAAGACAGCGTGCGCCGCCAGGCGGCCGAGCAGGCCGATGAATTCGGATCGCGCTTCGTCTCGAGCGAATATCATTTCGAAGCCGGCGCGCGGGTCGGGAAGATGGTCACCGACCAGAAGGATGCGACCGACATCGGCGCGAACCGCGCGCGCCGCGCCCATGATCAGCAATCGTTCGCCGAGGAACTGAGCCTCGGCCGACAGGCGATCGATGCCCTGCAGGGCGTGCCGGCCGAGGTGAAGGAGAAGCTGCACAAATATCATGATGAGACGGTTTCGGTCGGATATCTGAATGGGCTCAACGATACGAACCCGCAGGCCGCAAAGACGCTGATCGACGCCGGCGCTTTCGATAGTCTGTTATCGCCGGAGCAGCTGGATCGCGCGCGCAATGGTGCCGATGTCGAGATCCGCCGCCAGACGGCGATCGCCGAGCATCAGACGGCGCTCGCGACCGCGCAGCTGCACGATCAGGTTTCGACGATCAAGACGCTCAACAGCAACGGCGTGGAGGTGCCAGACGATCAGATAACGGGGCTGCAAAACCAGTTGTTGACGCTGAAAGATAAGAGCGGGGCAATCGAACTTGAGGTAATGCGGACCCAAAACCAAGTCGCACGGGAAACGAAACCCTGGACGCCGATCCAATATGACAAGGCGATCAACGCACTTGCAGCTTTGTCGAAGCGCACGCCCGATCAGGATCTTCGCCTCGATTATCTGCGTAAGATCCGCGGCCCCCGTACGGCCGAATTCAACAATAATCCGGGGGGGTGGGCTGCGAACAATGGCACGCCGCCACCGCCGCTGGACCTGTCGGATCCGGCATCGATCGTCGCCCGTCAATCATGGGCGCGGACCATCTCGACACAGGCGGGGCGGCCCGTGCCGCTGTTATCGCAGAATGAAGCGGCGACATTCGCAGCCGAGGCTTCGGCGTCGCCGAAGGGGCGCGTCGGAGTTGCTGATCAGCTTGCCGCGTTCGGCGGCGCCAGCGCAATGGCGGCCGCGCGCCAGGTCGCGCCCAGCGATCCAATGCTCGCGCGGCTCGTATTGCTCCCGGCGGCAGATCGTGCCGCGACCATCAATGGCGCCGAAGCACGCAAGGCAAATCCTGCGCTGATCGATGGCAAGACAGGCGCAGACGCGCGTGCGAACTTCTTCGCAAAGCTGGGAGCTGCAGCGGCGCTCCTGCCGGAACATGACGTCGGCGCGACGTTCGAAGTGGCGCGGAACCTCTATGCCGATTGGGCCGCCCGCAACGGCGCCCAGGACTATAACGATACCCAGTTCGATGCAGCTTTTCATCGCGCGCTCGGCGGTACGATCAACGCCCAGGGCCAGCGGGCCGGCGGCCTTGGCACATGGAACAGAAAGCCGGTCCTGCTGCCGGCGGGCGTGACGCAGGATGCCTTCGATCGCGGCATCTCCCGCTATCAACCGGATCCACATAATCCGAAGGCACCGGCATATGCGGACGGAACGCCGATGCCGGGCGACCAGCTGCGCCGCTACACGCCCGTCCAGCGGCCCGACGGCTTCTATGAATTTCACGGCCCGAACGGGACGGTAGTTCATTCGAGGGCGCATAAGGTCTTCTTGCTATCGGTAGCGCCATGACGGGGGTTTTCGCCACCGAAGCGCCGCCAAGCGCGCCGCCCGGGCCGCCCGTCCAGAAGCCGTCGACGTGGCTCGAGCAGGCGGGCGCCGCCTGGCGCACCGCGCAGGACGATGACGAGGCACAAAATCTCGGCAACAAGGTGGCCGCCTATAACGCGCTCGAAAGTGCGCTGGTCGATCTCGGCCATCCGATTGCCCGCTATCGCAACCCCGAATGGCGTTCGTTCTTCAATACGCCGGAAACTGCACCGCAGCGGCTCGATACCTTGTGGGGCGACGTCCAGGCCGAGCGCGCGAAGGATCCGCGCCGGTTCGCCGACGTTCCAAAAACCCGTGAGGAGTTCGATCGCTGGGGATCGGCACGCCAGGGCGGCCGCGCGGCCGATCAGGATATCCTCGCGCGCGGCGACAGCACGACGGCGCAGCTGCTGCCATCGCTCGGCGTCGGCCTGCTGAGCGCCGCGCAGCCGGAGAACCTGCCCTATATGGCGATCGGCGGCGGCAGCAAGACGCTTGCCGGGCTGATGGCACGCGAGTTCGTCACCAACGCCACCGGTGCGGTGATCAACGCGCCGGCGATCGAGCGCAGCCGCGCGAATATGGGCGAGACCTATGGCGGATGGGATCCCGTCATCGACGTGGCGACGGCCGGCGCCGCCGGCAGCGTGCTCGCGGGCGGGATCCATGTCGGCGGTGAGGCCGCAGGCAAGATCGCGGCGCGCCTCAATCCCCCGGATCGCCAGATGGCCGGCGCGCTCGAACACGCGCAGCTGCCCGATGTCGGCGATCAGGAAATCGTGCGGCGGTTTCAGGAGGCGGTGCCGGCCGAGATCCGGACGCCCGACGAGCAGGCCGCCGTCCACGTGATCGATCGGCAGGCCGATATCGATGCGGTCAACCCGTTCGTGCCCGGCCCGGCCGGGATGGACGTTCACGCGGGGCGGCTGCAATCGTCGATCGATGCGCTGATGAGCGTCAGGACGACGGCCGCCGTGCCGATCCTGCGACCGATGGGCGATGACGGCGCGGCCGCGTTCAAGGCGCAGGTGCGTTCGCGCGAGAGCGCCGGCGACGATCGGGCGCAGTCGGCCAGCTCGAGCGCATCGGGCCGCTATCAGTTCACGCGGCCGACCTTCGTAAGCCTGTATCAGCAGGCATTCGGCAAGGGGCTGGATACCGACGCGATCTGGGCGAAGCGGTTCGATCCGTCGCTGCAGGAAATGATGATGGATCGCGCGATCGGTGATTATCGCCAGCGCCTGAACAAGGCCGGCCTCGATGCCGATCCCGGCAATCTGTACCTGATGCATTTTCTGGGGCCCAAGGCGATCGACGTGCTGAAGGCCGCGCCCGACGCACCGATCGGCCGCCTCGTGAAGCCGAATGAGATCGCGGCCAATCCCCGGCTGCTCGAGGGCAAGACGGCCGGCGACGTCGTCGCCTGGGCACGGCAGGCAATGGGCGCGCCGGGAGATGGCCACGCGGCGGAGGTCCCGGCGATCGGCGAGGACGCCGCCATGCTGCGATCGCCCGATCTCGATGCGGCGCGGCCGGTCATCACGCCGAGCCTGAGCCGCCTCGAGCTCGCGCGCTTCCGGCCGGACGATATCGGCGTCGACGCCGATCTGATGCAGTTCAAGAGCGGCGGCGACACCGAAGGCGTTACCGACCGGTTGCAGGGGATTTCGGAATGGGACCCGATGGCGGCGGGTGCCGTGACGGTGTGGGAAGCCAATGACGGCCGCCGGCTGATCGCGGACGGGCATCAGCGGCTCGGCCTGGCGAAGCGCCTGGCGGCGGCCGACCCGACGCAGGACATAAGGCTGCGCGCGTTCGTGCTGCGGGAGGCGGACGGTTTTACCGCCGATCAGGCGCGTCTCGTCACCGCCCTGAAGAATATCGGCGAAGGCACCGGCAGCGCGACCGATGCCGCCAAGATCTTCCGCGATGCCGGCGAAGAGGGCATTGCCCAGTTGATCCGGCGCCTCCCGCCGCGATCGCCGCTGGTCCGCGACGGCAAGTCGCTCGCGAAATTGTCGCCCGAGGCATTCGGCGCTGTGATCAACGATGTCATTCCGGAAAGCCATGGCGCGGCGATCGGCGAGCTGGCGGCCGACAGGGGCACGCATTCCGCCCTGGTCGACCTGTTGGCAAAGCTCGAACCGGCGAACCGGCGCCAGGCGGAAGGGATCGTGCGCCAGGCGCTGGAGGCCGGCTTTACCACCGAACATCAAAACGAGCTGTTCGGCACGCGGAGCCTCACAAGCTCGCTCTTCCTCGATCGGGCGCGCGTGCTCGATCGCGGGCTGGCGGAACTGAAGAAACTGAAGGGCGTATTCCAGACGGCGGCCGCGAACGCCGATGCGCTGGAAGGCGCGGGATCGCGAATTGCGGTCGATGCGGCAACGCGCGAAGCGGCGACGAATGCCCACGCGCTTGCCCTGATCGAAAAGCTTGCATACACGAAAGGGCATGTCGGTGATCTCCTCAACAGCGCAGCCGAGCAACTCGCCAAAGGCCGCCCCCTCGCGGCCGTCGTCCGACAATTCGTCGCTGACGTTCGCGGGCTCCGGCTCGACGATCTCGGAGGCGCGGGCGAACGAACTGGCGGACCTGGCGGGCTCGCTGATGGAGGCGGACGCCTCGACCTCGCTGACGATGGCCCTGGCCGCGCACAATCAGCGGACGGGGATCACGCCGATCTAACACCCGCGACGCGGGACGAACTGGAAGCCGCCGGCCAGGCAGGCTTTTCGCTGTTCGATCCGCCCGAGCTGAAGGCGTTCGACGATCCGGCCGGCGCCGGCGCGAAGGCCGTCGCCGATAGCCTCGAGCATGATCTGAAGGCCGACCTAAAGGCGACGGTCGATCAGTCCGCGGCTGGCGATGGCTTGCTCGGGCCGGCATCAATTCTCGGCTTTCTTCCCCGGGAGGGTAAGCCGGGGATCTCGTTGGTCGACGAAGAAGGCCATTTCATAACGGCCGTGTTTCGGGATGCCGATGGTCGGCCGCAGGGCGCGGTTCGGATGGCGACCAGCCCCGAAGGCCGCGAGATTACCAACGAGGTTTCGAGCTATGTGAAGCCGGAGTTTCGGCGGCAGGGCGTAGCCACGGACCTGTATGACGCGCTGCGTGCTGCCGGCCATCCGATCGACGAGGTGAGCGGCACCGGCGATCTTTCGCCGGATGGCGCCGCGTTTGTGAATGCGCGACGCAAGGCAGCTACGCTCGATCGCGGTAGCGCCATCGATCCGGCGATCGCCGATCGCCAGCGCCAACATGCCGATCTGAAAGCCAAGGCGCCGATGCAGGCGAAGGCCGAGCAGGATGGCACGATGGGGCTCGGCCTGTTCGACAGCGCCGACGCGCCGACCTTCCGGCTCGACGAAGGCGACGAACGGCCGATCGCCGATATCCTGAAAGAGATCGACGCGGACGAAGCCGCGATCGCGGCCGCGAGGGCCTGTCTATGAGCCTGGGTACCTGCATTCCCGGCATGGTCGAACGTGGCGAGATCTCGAAAGAGAAAGGCGACGAGATGGCGTCGCTCTATGGCGAGATGGAGCAGCAGTTCCGGCGCCAGTTCGGCGACCAGGCCGCGGCCGCGATGGCGACCGATGCAACCTTGAAAGCACTCGAGGGCGCCGCCTTGCTCAAGAAGCGCCAGGCGCTGGCCCAGGTGCGCGCGCAGCAGGGCGCGATCAAGTCGATGGGCGAGTTCAAGGGCGGCCGGAAAGACGGCGATCCGATCGATCCGCGCGCGGCCGTGGCCTTGTTCGATCGCGACAGCCGCGCGCCTTATTCGAATGTCGAGGGGCGCCGCAAGGCGGTGCGCGGCCGCGCGCATGCGATGATCGACGGGATACTGGCCGATCATAGCCGCAATGTGCTCGGCCAGATCCGCAAGCCGGCGCAGCTGATCGATATCGTCCGCGAGCTGTTCGGCCAGGACACCGGCAATCTCTCCGCCAAGGAGCTCGCCGACGCCTGGACGCGCAGCGCCGAGATGCTGCGCCAGCGGTTCAATGCCGCCGGCGGCGATATCGGCAAGCTGGAAAAATGGGGGTTGCCGCAGTCGCACGACAGCCGCGCGGTACGGGCGGCCGGCTATGAGGCGTGGCGGGCCGACATCCTGCCGCGGCTCGATCGCGCGAAGATGGTCGATACGCGCACCGGCATGGCCTTTTCCGATCAGGGCCTCGAGCTCGCGTTGCGCGACGTCTTCGAGACGATCCGCACCGATGGGTGGAACAAGCGCACGCCGGGCGGCAATGCCGGCGTGGGCAAGCTGGCGAACCGCCGCAGCGATCCACGGTTCCTGATCTTCAAGTCCGCCGATGACTGGTCGGCCTATGCGCAGAAGTTCGGCGCCGGCACCGCGTTCGATGCGATGATGGGCCATATCGACGGGATGTCGCGCGACATTGCGATGATGGAGATCCTCGGCCCCAATCCGAATGCGACCGTCGGTTGGCTGAAAGACACGATCGAGCGATCGGCCGCGCTCAACACCGATCCGGGCACGAAGGCGACCGACAAGGCATTCGCTGCGACCAAACAGATCGACCGGATCTATGACGAGATCAACGGCGGGGCAGGAAGGCCGGAAAATCGCACGCTGGCGCTGACGTTCTCGACGATCCGTTCGCTGCAAACGGCCGCTAAGTTGGGCAGCGCCGCCTTGTCGGCCGTGACCGACCTCAATTTTCAAATGTCTGAGCGGAGGTTCAACGGGCTCAGCAGCGCGTCGATGCTCCGTGATTATGTCAAGCTGTTCCGCCCCGGTGCCGTAGAGGATCAAAAGCTCGCGGTGCGCCTTGGCTTGATCGCCAATGAATGGGGTCAGCGCGCGGCCGCGCAAGGTCGCTATCTGAATGAGGAGCTGACCGGCGAAGTCGCCCGGCGCCTGGCCGAAGGCGTATTGCGACTTTCTGGCCTGTCGCGCTGGACAGAGGCCGGGCGCTGGGCGTTCGGCATGGAGTTTATGGGGCATGTCACCGATGAACGGGTGAAACCGTTCGACAAGCTGGAGCCGGCGTTCCGGAATGCGCTTTCGCGGTACGGCATCGGCCCAGACGGATGGGAGGAGATCCGCAAGACGCCGCTCGAGACCGACCGCGGCGCCGAGTGGCTCAAGCCGGCGAATGTCGAAAATCGCGAGCTCGGCGATCGGTTGCTGGAGATGATCACGTCCGAAACAGACCAAGCGGTCCCTGTCGCCGATCTGACCACACGGGCAATGATCAATTCGGTGGCACCGAAAGGCACCTTTATCGGCGAAGTCGCGCGCTCGGCTCTGCTGTTCAAATCATTTGGCATTTCTATGCTCGTTATGAAGGGGCGCCGGACTATGGAGCAGTCCGCCGGCAATGCCGTTCGCTATGCTGCAGGATTGTTCATCGGAACGACGTTGGGTGGCGCGCTGGCGTTGCAGCTCAAGGCGATCGCGAGCGGCCGCGATCCCCGCCCGATGGACGATGCGCCGTTCTGGGGCGCCTCGATCCTGCAGGGCGGCGGCCTGGGCATCTTTGGCGATTTCCTGCAGTCGGCCGAGAACCGCTTCGGCGGCGGCTTCGCCGAGACCCTGGCGGGGCCGATGATCGGCGATGCGCAGGCGATGGTCGACGCGGCGAAATCGAAGCGGCCGGCATGGATGGCCCTCAAGCTGTTGCGGCAGGAACTGCCGGGCGGATCGCTCTGGTATGCGAAGACGGCGTTCGACCGGATCGTCACCGACCAGATCCAGCACGAAATCGATCCCAATTATCGCGACGCCTGGCGCCGCATGAAACAGCGCGCGCACGATCAGCGCACGCAATTCTATTGGGCGCCCGGTGAGACGGCACCGGATCACGCGCCGGCGCTGGCCAATGCCATCGGCGAGAAGCCGCAATGAACCGCGGTCGGCAGCCTATTTGCACCGAGTCGCGAGCCTGCTATGAAGAGCGCGCGCCTCGTGTGACGGTACGGGAATGCGCCCCATTTGCCCGGGGAGCCCCATGACCGTCGCCGCCTTGCCGTCCAAGAAAGACTATACCGAGAACGGCGCCACGCTGAGTTTCGCGGTGCCGTTCCGCTTTCTCGCCGGATCGATCGTAGCGACGCGAACGCTGGTCGACGGTACGGTGGTGACGCTGGCGCCCGGTGTCGATTTCGCGACGACGGGTGGCGATACCGACGTCGGCGGGACGCTGACGCTCACAACCACCATTGCCGGTGCGAAGTTGAGCATAAGGCGGGTGACGCCGCGCGCGCAGGGCACCGAATATCCGGTCGGCGATCGCTTTCCTGCGGCGGCGAACGAAGCCGTCGTCGATCGCGCGATGTTGATCGACCAGGAGCAGGACGTTGTGCTGGACGAGGCAACGGCCAATATCGCGATGCTGAGCGGGATCGTCGATAGCCTGGGCAACCAGACCGATGACGGGCTGTGGACCGTCGATGCAACGATCATCGACGATGGAGCGTGGGGCTGATGCGCCGCCAGATCCCCCGCGCGAACCGTTCGGCATTTGCCAATGTCGTGATGCCGCTGAGCGAAGTCGTCGTCGGCCAGGATAGCAGGCGACTATATGTCGGCGACGGTGTCACGCCGGGCGGCATAGCGCTATCCCCTGCGCTTGGCGTGGAGCTGCAGGAGTTCGGCGGCGCAGGCGATTATATCATCGGCGGCGCCGGCACCGATAACGGCGCAGCGTTTGCAGCCGCCATGGCGATCGGGCCGATCATCCTGCCGCCGGGGCTGTATTATGTCGGATCGAACCTGACGGTCTCGGCGCATGTCACGTTTGTGCCGGGCGCGCGACTGATCATCCCGAACGGTGTGACGGTGACATTCTCCGCCGAGATCTCCGCCGCTCCGACGCTACAGATTTTCAATCTCACCGGGACCGGTGCCGTCGCAGGGCTATCCGATGTTCAGGTCTGCTGGTTCTGTGGTGACGCTTGGAGCAATCCAGCGCGTACGGATGGCCGGGCTCTGGCCCAAAAGGCATATGACGCGTGCGCTCAACCATCCGCTGGGAGCGCGGTTGTTCGCTGGCCAGGTGGCTATTTGAAGCACGATGGAACACCGATCACCGTGACGAAGGGCCAAAAAACGGTGGGAGCTGGCAAATCCGGCACGCTGCTGCTGTGGACGACAACGGCGACCGCCGGTTTTGCGATTTCGGTGGCATCATACGCCTCCATCAAGGGAATTGGGTGTAGCTGGGGGGATTACGCGATCATTCCGGCATCGGGCAAGTTCATTAGCGTCAGCGGCGTGCTTGGCGTTGAAATCGATGACATCCGGTCTGACGTGTCGTTTGACGCGATTTCATTCACCGGTGGCGCTGCATCGTGCACCGTGGAAAATTTCAATCTCTACGAAAGTTTTAATTCTGGCGTGTATTGCAACGGTGTTGGAGACATCTTTGTCAATGATTTCATCATTAATACCAACTTCGTCTATCTTACCGTATCAGCAATAAGCGGAGTATTCGCACCCGGCGAACAGGTTCATGGCGGAACAAGTGGCGCGCAGGGGCCGCTGGAGCGGATCAATAGCGGTGTCCTGACAATCGGATATTCGGCAGCAGCAGCCCCAGCCTATACGGTCGCGGAGACCATTACCGGCCTGACCAGCGGCGCGACCGCAACCGTGACAGTCGCGCGGACGCCGCATGCCTTGGGCGGGATCCGGCTGCAGGAGCATGTCGAGGCGTTCATTGCGCAGGCTGGCGACATCATCGGCGGTCAATCTCCGATGACGACCGATGCCACGAGCAACACACAGGGTAATCGTCCGGCATATTGCAGCTTCACTGGGGTCTATTTCGACAGCGGCCTGTTCGGTGATGGCCATAACAATTCTGTCGAATTCGACTTCAATGATTGCTGGTGGTCCAATCGACTATATGGTGCGAGCTTTACCAATTGCGATGGCTTCAAGTTCAATGGTGGAAAGATCATCAACAACGGAACAGCCGGTCACACGGTAAACGCAACTTGCACCAATTTTGCATATAACGGCCTATCGATCCGCGGGAACAGCGCATCCGCCCCTTCGACCTTTAGCGGAATTTTGTTCAAGGCCGGTGTCAGCAAATTCTCCGTGACCAACTGTATCGGCGATGACGCCGTGCTCGGTTTCGGCACACAGAAGTATGCGGTCGAGGTCGAGGCCGGCGCGTCCGACCGTTACCGGATATCGCATAATCGCTTCACATCGGCGCAGGTCAGCGACGGTGGCACCGGCGTCAACAAGATTGTGGGGAGCAATTACTGATGAGCCGCAGACTTCTCCCCCGCGGCTCTGGGGCGGCACTGGCGGCCTATCTGCTCCCGATCGGCGAAGTCGTCTACGACAGCGGAACTAAGGTGCTGCGGCTCGGCGATGGCGTGACGCCGGGCGGATACCAGATCGGCAAGGGCGTGCCGCTGGTCGGCGGCGGGCTGGATATCGCCAGCGCCGGCCCGACATGGGCGAGCTACAGCAGTATATTCAATGCCGGCTCCGTCAACGTGAATGGTTTTCCGACCGCCGATATGTTCGGCAACGGGGCTGTCAAAGCGGCCAGTTCGCTGATGGGGGCGATCTCAATCCCTGTCACCGATACCGGAATATATTTTGGGGCCGGCGTGTCTGGCTATGCGCAGACCTACTCGACGACGCAATCGGCGGTCGGCGTATTCGCCTTTGCAGGGATCGGCGTCAACGGCGGCAATGCCTTCGCCGGCAACAGCGTGCTCACCAACACGAAGGGCGTGAATACCGGCACCGGCAACGGGCATGATGGAAATGTTATGGTCGGATACGAAATCGACCTGAACATCATGAAGAAGGCCGGTGGCGTGACGCCGACCATCAACGCGCTTTCGGGGCTGAGGATCATCGGCGACAGCGACACGATCGGTTCCGGATCTGAGGTTTATGGAGCGGAGATCGATAGCCCGGGGATCAACCAGTCGCCGATCCTGAAGTGGTTTCGCGCGCTCAAGATCCGCGACGGCATCGCCAATGAGGCGATTAGCGTCGGCGCCGCGCTCCCCTCGCGCACCGGCGCGCCGACCAGCTCGGCGTCGATGAAGATCGAATTCATCACATTCGATAGCGGCGCCGCCCGCCAGATCAGCAATGTCTACGCCGATGCCACGGCGAACCTGATCCTCTCGCCGACGAACGGCGTGATCTTCAAGACGAACTCGGGGACCGTGACGGCGCTGACGGTTACGCAAGGGGGCTTCCTTGGGCTCGGCGGCGCCACACCACTGGCGCCCTTTCAGATCAACGCCGACGGCGCGCCGGCGGGATCGGGCAACATGACCACGGGCTCGGTCTTCGCGGTGAGCGCAGCTGCCCAGGCGCTCAATATCGGCGCCTATAATGCCGGGGGCTATACGTGGATCAATTCCGCCTTCGCCAATAATTCGGGCACCGGCGCGCCGCTGGTCTTTGCGGTGGGCGCGGTCGAGGCGTTCCGGCTCGATACATCGAAGAACCTGTTGCTCACCGGCGGCGGCGTGGTTGGCTATGGCGTCGGTTCCGGCGGAGCGGTGACGCAGATCACGAGCCGGACGACCGGCGTCACGCTGAACAAGAGCACGGGGGCGATCACGCTGTTTTCGGCCGCCGGATCGACAACGCCGGCGACCTTCACCGTGACCAACAGCAAGGTCACCGCGACCGACACGATCGATATCCATCAAAAGTCGGGAACCAATCTCTACCAGGTACTCGTAACGGCGGTCGCCGCTGGCAGCTTCAACGTCACGTTCTTCACCACGGGCGGCACCGCAACGGATGCACCGGTCTTCAACTTCACCATCAACAAGGGGTCTGCCACATGAACGATATCGTCATTCGCCTTCCCGCCCAACAGTGGAACGTCATACTCAATGCGCTGGGCGCGCAGCCGTTCCTCGAGGTGGCGGACGTGATCGGCGCGGTTAAGACGCAGGCCGATCAGCAGATCGCCGATGCGGCCGAGACGGCACGTAGCGCGATGCTGGACCGCGCCAAGGCAGAGGTCGCCGGCATGTCGCCGAAGGAGATCGCCGCCTTCCGCGCCGCGAATATCCCCGCAACTCCCGGGAAGGCAGGCGCCTGAGATGGACCTCACTGAAGATCCTGCAGGGCGCGCGACGGCCTTCGCGACCGCGTGCGCCGGGACGTGGGTATTCATCCGCAATATGGTGATGCGGCCGGCGATCAAGTCATGCCACCAGCGCATCGCTGACTTGGTCGAGGACAGGGATCGATTGATCGCACGGGTCGATCATCTTGAAATGGCGCTTTTCACCAGCGGCATCCCCGAGCTGCGCAAGGCTATGCAGGCTGCCGTGTCGGAAAACCACATCGAGATCGCTGAGGTTCAAAGGAAGTTGGAGGGACAGCCATGATGCTGAGCCAGCATTTTTCGCGTGCCGAATTCGAACATAGCGATACCGCGATCGCGCATGGCATCGCCAATGTGATGGGGCCGGTGGAGCTGGCGGCCGCGCAGGCATTGTGCCTGCATGTGTTCGAGCCGATCCGGGCGCATTTCAACCGGCCGGTGCGATCCAACAGCGGCTATCGGTGCCGGGCCGTCAACCTGTTGGTCGGCTCGAAACCGGGATCGCAGCACGAACGCGGCGAGGCTATGGATCATGAGATCGACGGCGTCACCAATGCTGATCTCGCTTTATGGATCCTGCACAGCACGATCGATTTCGACCAGCTCATCCTGGAAGCCTATCACCCCGGTGTCGCCGGATCGGGCTGGGTCCATGTCAGCCGATCGAACCGCGGGCCGCAGCGCCGCCAGGCGCTGACGATGACGATGGGCAGCCATGGCCCCGTCTATTCGACGGGGATCAACCCATGAAATGGCTTCCGCTCAATGCATTGCGTGGGCCGGGTGCCGGCCACTATGATATTTCGCGCATCATGTGGCTGATCGGTGGCGTGTCGTTCGTCGCCCTGGCCAGCATCCACCTGTGGCGCGATCGGGTTTTCTCGGCGATCGAGTTCGGCACGGGCTTCGGCCTGATCATGGCGGCCGGCGGCGGCGCGACCGCAGTCAAGGATACCGCCGTCGGCAAGGTCAATGCCGCCGCATCGGCAGATGCGGCATGAACGCGATCGAGCAGGCGATTGAAACTGCCGTGCCAGAGGCGCGCGCCGCCCGCCTGGCGCTATATGCGGCCGGAGGGCTGCTGGTGGCCGCTGGCATCGCCTTCGCGTTCTGGTGGGTGTTTATTCAGCCCCACGAATTGCACCGGCAGGCGGCGCAGGCAAATGCCGATACGCTGATCCAGGGCGGCGCGGCCAAGGCCGCGACCGATGCGATGAAGATCACGCTCGACGTCCAGCAGCACCGCGCCGCGATCGACGTCACCACGCAAGGAAACCAGCATGCGATCCTCTCTGCCAATGGCGCGGCCGCGCCTGTCGATCCTGCCCTGTTTGGCGCTTTGCATGATGCCTTGTGCCTGCGCGAGGTCTATAAATCTGAGCCTGATTGCGCCGCCGTGCCACCCGCTGGTGGAGGCGTCGGGGTTGCTGCACCGAACGACGGGAGCAGCGCGGCCGACAACCCCGGCGGTGGGTGAGCTCGGCGCGTTCGGCGATCGCCAGACCGGGCAGCTCGACAAGGCCAATGCCGACAAGGCCGGCGCCGATGCGGTCATGATCGCCTGCGAGGCGCGCAACGCCGCGGCGATCGCGGCGGCGACCCCGAAAGCATGGTGGAAACTCTGGTGAAGGATTTCGTGGTGGATCGACACGAGGCGCGTCTGGCGTTGCCCGAGCTCGGCAATGGGATGCGGATGGGTTTCGGCAAGGATGGCGGCGGCAGCATCTACAGCTCTGCCGCGAACGCCTATTTCGCGGCGATGGCGGTGCAGGAACCGGCGAACGTGAAGGCCGCGATCAATGCCTTCATCACCGGCTGCCAGGCCGATGGATCGTGGTACGTGCTGGACCGCATGATCCTTGCACTGGGCACCGAGCAGGCATCGCTGCTCGATGTGAAACAGCCGACGAAGACTGCGATCAACACGAACGGCTGTGTCTTCACGCCCTATCGCGGTTTCCTTGGCGACGCGATCAGCAAATATATAGACTTCGGCGAGCTGCTCACCGCGGCCGGCAATAATTATTCCCAGAATGCCGCGATGCGCTTTGCCTATTGCAATGTCCAGGGCAGTGCGGCGATCGTCGGCGCTCACGTTTCGAACGTCGTCGGAACGACAACGCGCATCATCTTTGCTGCCACCACGTTGCAGGCCAATGCTCGGGTGAATAGTGGTACGACGATGAGCCACAATGCCGGCACGCGGCTTGGCAATCGCCTGATCACTCGTAACGACGCCGTGAATGAGCGGTTCTATGTGAATGGTGCCAACGCGCTTGGCGATGTCGCTGGCGCCTCTACAGGTCCGTCCGCCAGCAATGCAACCGCGCTTCGCGACGTCTCGACCTACAGTGACGATCAGTTGCCAGCCTGCGGCTACGGTGGCGCACTATCCGACGCGCCGGCGATTTCCTTCCAGGGCCGCCTGCTGACCCTCTTGACGGCGTTGGGAGCGAACTGATGCAGCTCATCATGATGACGGTCGCGGAAGGGGACGCACTCCGCAGCGATAGCGAGGGGATCCACCGCCTCGATCCGCGCCCGATCGAGGCCGGGCCATATGTCGGAAACTGCATCCTGCCATCGTCGCTGCTGGTCGACGATCGCTATGCCGATTTCCACGATGCGCTTGCTGGGTTCCCGATCATAGACGTCGACCTGGTCGAGGCGTTCCCACCGGACGAAAGCTGATTGCCGTTCCGAAACATGGTTCAAGTATAACGATTTTCGGAATGGAAAGGCGCTCTAAGATATTGATAATGCTTGAGCGTCAATAATTCCCAAGCTTACGACGAGGGTTCGATTCCCTTCACCCGCTCCAACACCACCTCTCAGGAGGTGCCAAAATGCCCCATAAGTGGCTGTTTTCTGCGGTTTTTCGGTGGTATAATTTCCCGGCAGTTCCGGATATGTTCCACCCAGTCTCAACGTTTTGATGCATCATTTGATGGACCTGCAGCCCAAACGCGCTGTCGGAGGTCCATCAGCATGACAGAAAACGCAGGAAAATCAGGGCTTACAGCGGCATCCGTCGCACGCGCGAAGCCCAAAAACAGGCCGTATAAGCTGTCCGACCGAGATGGATTATACCTCCTCGTCAAGCCGAGCGGAAGCCGCTACTGGCGGATGAACTACCGCTTCCATCAGAGCCAAAGGACGATCACCTTCGGACGCTATCCCGAAGTGCTGCTGGCGGATGCGCGCGAACGCCTGCTGAAAGCCCGGCGTCTGCTGGCCGACGGCATCGACCCGGTTGATCAGGCCAAGCTCAACAAGATTGCCGATTCGGTCGCGGCGTCGAACACCTTCAAAGCTGTATCGGACGAATGGCTGGAAAAGGTCCGGCTTGAGAATAGGGCTGCGGCTTCGATCAAGAAGTACGAATGGCAGCTCGGTTTGGTGATGCCGGCGATCGGCAAGCGACCGATCTCCAAAATTTCTGCCCACGAGATACTGCTTGCACTCAAAAAGATCGAGCGCACGAAGAAATTCTACACAGCCACGAGCGTACGGACGACATGCAGCCAGGTGTTCCGCTTCGCAATCGCGACAGCGCGTGCCGACCGCGATATCTGCGCGGACCTACGCGGCGCGCTGGTCACGCCTAAGGTCGTTCACCGCGCCGCGATCACGACGCCAAAGGAGGCCGGCGGCCTGTTGCGGTCGATCGAGGACTACGAGGGTGATGTACAGACCCGGATCGCCATGCGCCTGCTCCCGCATGTCTTCGTCCGGCCCGGCGAACTGCGGCATGCCGAATGGAGGGAATTCGACCTTGATCAGAGGATCTGGACGATCCCCGAGCACAAGATGAAGATGCGCCGACCGCATGCCGTGCCGCTGTCCCGACAGGCCATCGCGATCATACGCGAGATCGAACATGATGCGGACTACAGCCTATATCTTTTCCCGTCGCTGCGCTCCGTCAACCGGCCCATGTCCGACAACACAATCAACGGCGCACTGCGCCGCATGGGTTACGGCAAGGACGAGATGACCGCGCATGGCTTTCGTGCTATGGCTGCCACGCTGCTCAACGAGATGGGCCTCTGGAACGCTGACGCGATCGAACGCCAGCTTGCCCACATAGAAGCAAACGCAGTCCGTCGCGCCTACACGCGTGGCAAATATTGGGAGGAGCGTGTGCGCATGATGCAGCACTGGTCGGACTATCTCGACCAGTTGCGTAGCGGTGCGAAGGTTCTGCGGCCCAACTTCAAGCAAGCGTCAAAGGGCTGA